TAATTAACCTATTAGGTAAATGCAAAATTGTGAGGACGACTTTTTGAAAATAGAATATAAAAACAAAAAGATCGAAAAAATATGCACACAAGCTGCTGTTTCGGAAAAGATATATGGCGGTAATATGTCTCAAAAGATAAAGCAGCGCATAATGCAAATACAAGCGGTGGCCACGGTTGAAGAGATGATACAATATCGCGTCGGAAGATGTCATCCTTTGAAAAATGATCGGTATGGACAATATGCTGTGGATTTGGTTCATCCCCAAAGACTTGTATTTGAGAAAAAAGATGATAAAATACAAATCGTATGCATTATAGAAATCATAGACTATCATTGAATTTGATACGCGTAACTAAAGAGGAGGGTTCGCAATGATCAGAAGCCGAAATTATATTGCCGTGCCACCGGGAGCAACTATTAAAGAACAGCTTGATGACCGCGGAATGAGTCAAAAAGAATTTGCAGCCCGTATGGGAATGTCGGAGAAGCATATCAGTCATCTGATCAACGGGAGTGTACAGCTCACGCCCGAAACGGCATACAGGCTGGAAACCGTTCTCGGCCTGCCGGCCCGGTTTTGGAACCGGCTGGAAGCGCTTTATCGCGAAGAAATTGTTAAGGCCGAAACGGAAAACGCAATGGATGCCGATAAAGAACTGGTCAAAAAATTTCCATATAACGATATGGCGAAATTTGGATGGCTGCGACAAACGCAAAAAGCAGAGGAAAGAGTAATTGCTCTGCGGCATTTTTTTGAGGTCGTGAGCCTTGACAAACTGGAAAACGAAGCACTGCTCCCCCAAATTGCCTGTAGAAGACTGGCCGTTACAGAAAAAACCGATTTTGCGCTCCTTGCATGGGCGCAGAAAGCAAAGATCGAAGCAAGGGGTAAAAATGTTTCGCCCATTAATTTGAAAGAACTGAAAGCGCATCTCCCCCAAATACGTGCAATGACATCCCAAGATCCGAAAATATTTTGCGTTAAGTTGCAAACGCTTCTCGCAGAATGTGGAATTGCACTGATATTTCTGCCGCATATTAGCGGCTCGTTTCTCAACGGCGCTACGTTTTACGATAATAATAAGATTGTCATGGGATTGACTGTTCGAGGAAAATCTGCCGATATATTCTGGTTTAGCTTGTTCCACGAACTTGGCCACATTTTGCTTGGTCATCTCCATCAAAAAGAAGGGGTTTTGACGTCGCATGAGGAAGATGCGGATGCTTTTGCCGCTGAATTGCTGATTCCTTCTAAAGATTTTTTGAAATTTACAAACCGAAAACTATTCAGTAAAACTGCAATTCGACAATTTTCAAAAGACATCGGAATCGACGCTGGTATCGTGGTAGGCAGACTGCAAAAGGACGGATTCATTGAGTTTGGATGGTGCAATGACTTAAAAACAAAATACGAATATCAAACCAATTAACTCCCCCGACCGCCGCAGCGCTTGCTGCGGCGGTTTTCTGTTTTGTCCTACTTGTCCTCTGCTTTTCTATGAGGTTTGTCCATATGCAGCACGTTTTCATAAAAGGCATCGATTAAGTACGAGGCATAAGCCCTTTCGGTTTCGTCCTTGCCGACTTCGCTCAACGTCAACGTTACAGAACAGTCTCCGAGGCTGACAGAGCATTCAACATCCATTATCTACCTGTCCTCCGTTTCGTTGTCGGAATTGGTTTTGACGGAAAGCTGCTTGACGGCCTGATGAGCGCCGGTGGCGGCGAGACCGGAAACGATGCCGACGGCGACGGCGGTAATGGGGTCGGATGCGGGGAAATCGGGGATGACGTAGGCGCTCACGACACCCAATACCCCGCCTGACACGCCGCAGATGACCGGCAGCCATTTGTTGTCCAGCGGCGTCGCCTTGACCGCCTGCGCCGCCAGCGCGCAGATGACCGTGATCGCCGCCACCGATGTGATTCCGTAAAAGTCCATTGTGTGTACTCCTCCTTTTGTGCGTATCTCTTTGCGGTTTGCCCGGAATTCGGCAAAAGCCGAATGAGCCAAGCCGCGCTTAACGCGAATTATTTATCATGCAGATGTTCGACGCCCTGCTTCATCAAGAAATCCTTCTGACTGTGCTTGACCTCGGAGGCGTAATGGAGTGCCTCGCTCATGTCGCGGAGTTCGTCCAAAGGACGAACTCCATTACAGTGGGCGTCTGGGATGCGCTGGACGGCTTTGGCGGTCGCCTCGCCAAGCGCAATGGCGGCGTTCACGCCCTTGATGAGCGCGACGTCTAACTCCTTCCGCGCCCTTTCAATCTCGGCGCGTTCGTCCTCACGCTTGTCGATGCGGCGCTTCAGCAGCCAGAAAAACAGCCCCGTCACCGCCGTCGGCACGCCTAAAAACGCCGCAAGCTGCGCGATGTCGATGTACAATATCTCTCACCTCGCTAAAGCTCGATGCCCGTCGGGCAGTTGCGGTCGCCGGTCAGCAGGCCGTTGGCGAAGTAGTTCGTACCCTTTTGGCCGGTGAGCTTGTAATGCCGCACGGCTTCCTCGACCGTCTCGTGCGATACCAGCGCGACACGGCGGCCGTCCAGCGTATACGCATGCTCGCCGATACGCCATTCGTCCATATACTTCATCCGACACGCTTCGACGCAGTAAAACTCGTGGCGGTGGACGGTTTTGACGACGGTCCCGTCCTCGAATATCCATTTGTCATAGCGGATATGCGTTTTCTGTTCGTCCCGGTCGGTGTAAACGACCCTGTTCGGGACGAGCCGCATCGTCGCCCAGTCGTAAGAGAGAAGCTCGTCGCCGACTTCGATTTCGTCCATGCGCTTTGTGCTTCTGTCCGCCATCGTGATCCTTGTGTCGCCGGTGAGACAGTAAATCCCGTAGATAACAAACGTGCCGGCGGAATGGATGTAGTAATTCGCAGCTCCCGAGGATACAGAGCCATTCAGAACGATGGAATCCGAATGGTATTGGTGATTGGTGCTTGTAGCGGTCGTCGTCAGCTTAAAGCTGCCGCCGGCGATCAGCACCGGGACGCATTGGTATGCGGGTACCTGTACAAGATAGCTGCCGCTGCCGTTTAAGAAATTATCAATTCGCGCCGACGCCGCTGTGCTGCTGTTGTTGGCAACAAAAAGGATGGCCATGTTCGGAGAACTGCCCGATGGGCCTTTACCGCCTTCAATGTCCAGCGTATTACCAATTTCGGGTATCTGGTCGTACATCAACTTCCCTGTCGCGTCCAGTGTGGCGATGCCGCCGGCCCGCCCGCGCAGGTAAGCGATACGGGCAAGCACATCGTCGGGCGTGACGGCCGCGGCCTCCTTGTCCCACGGATAGCCGCTTTGCCAAGAACTTACCGTCGTGTCGGAAAGCAGCGCCGCCTTATTCAGCGGCGTGCCCTCCTGCGTCGGCTGGTCGGCGCGCGTGAGGTCATAGGTGTCGGCCTGTCCCGCGACAGGCGTCAATTTTACCCGCCCCGGGTAGGCGGAGATTCTGTCCTGCATATATAATCATTCCTTTCTATGTAACAGTCAAACGTCGTTTGCATAAAGCTCACCCGCATAGTACGCGCCCGCGCGGATGCGGTCGAGCGCGGCGTTGACGTCAAGGAGCACCTGCTCGATTGCGTTGGCGCCGATGTAGGTCAGGCGTGACATATCCTCGGGGAGCGTCGGAAGCTCGGGCAGCGGCAGTACGCCGCGGATGGCTTTCACGTCGGACAGGTAGGCATACATGCTCTGCGCAATCGGCAGTTCCTCCTCCGTCCAGCCGGTACGCGGATGCACGGTGACGATATATCCGGCCTCGCGCAGCCGGTTTGCCACATACTCGACGGCGCTTCCGACGCGGTTGAGGTCAGAGGCGTTGTACGCGCCCTTCAGCCCGCCCTTCCACGCCGCGCGCTCTTCCGCGGTCATCGCCGCCCAGCCCTTTGCCGCGAGCTGCCTGACGAAGTCAACGTCGGCCTGCGTGCGGTCGGTGATGAGGTTGAGCAGCCCGTAGTAGAGTGTGAACGCAGCCGTGTACGTCCGCCCGGCGCTGTTGATCAACTCCAATTCGACGCGGTAGACGTCGTCGGCCGCCCGGTCCGCAGTCGTCATCCATGTGCCGTTTTCCTGCTGCGTCCACGTTGTCGGTACGTCGTTCACCGTCCCCGTAACGTATACCACGTCGCTTTGCAGCCTGACCGACAGTGTGCGTGTCGCCGACATAGCAGCACTCCTTTCTTCCGAAATCCGATAATTCATACAAAGCTCATGCAAGTTCGGACGTAGTCCGAACTTGGGTAGTTCGCGCTAAGCGCGAACTACTGTAACCGTGATGGTGACGGTGGCGCCGGCGTCTGCGGGGTTGGGGACGACAGACGCCGAAACGATCTGCGGCACCGAGGTATCGAGCGTGACGTTCCGCGTGACCGTCGACAGCTTGCCCGCCGCGTCGGTCGCCGTGACGACGATGGTGTTTGCCCCCTCAGAAAGCATGACCGACTTGGAGAACGCGCCGTTCGCCTGCACGGTCACATCGCCCTGATCGACGCCGTTGAGCGTGATCGTGACGGTGACGGGCGAGCTGGTCGCGTCGTTGGTCGTGCCGGACACGGTGAGCGCAGGCGCTGCGGTGATCAGTCCCTCGGCGGGCGAGGTGACGTTCAGCGCCGGCGGGACGGTGTCCACCGTGAAGGCCGTGCTCTTCGCCGCCGCCGTGTTGCCGTCGTTGTCGGCAGCTTCGACGGACACCGTGTGTGCGCCGTCCCCCAGCGCCGCCGCAGGGGTGTAGGTAAAGCTGTACCCGTTGGTGATGGCCGTGTGTGTGACCTCCGCCGCGGATACGGCCGCGCCGTCCAGCTTGACGGCGACCGAGTCGAGATCGACACCCGAGCCTCCGGTTTCGTCCGTCACCGTGAAGACGACAGGCTGCCGGTTATTGGACACATAGGCGCCGTCGGACGGGGAGAGGATCGTGACGACCGGCGGAACAGTTTCGCGGACGTAGAATTTCAGCCCGTCCAGCGTCGACGCGGCGGCCGTGCCGGTCGTGCCGGCGCTGTTGACGGCCTCGACGGTTATGTTGTAATAGCCGCCCGGATTGTTGTATGACGTCGCGCCCGGCGCGGTCACGGTCGCCGTGTACTGCCCCGCTGTGCCCGTGGCGCTCAGCGTGTACCACGTCCCGTTGATTTGGGCCCGGACTTGCGTGATTGCCATTCTTTATCAACCTTTCTGTGATCGTTTGCGCTATGCGCTGTATTTGACTTATCTGCGGCCGGATTCGCTTCGCATGCTTTGCCGCCCGGGAAAGCTTCCCTGCGCGCGAACCGAAAACCGAACGGCGGTTATGCGAACCGACCTCCGCGTCGCTTTATGCTTCTGCCTGCGGCTCTCCGGCATACATCTCGCCCGCGCAGACCACCGGCGGCTCGACCCATACCGTCCGCTCGGCGACGGTGACGACAAGCACAGCCGCACCGTTGGCCTCCGCAGGGTTCGGCGTGAGCGCCGCACCTTCGATTTGGGGGAGAAGGATGTAGGGCATGTTCAAACCTCTATCATTGTAACGTTATTTTTTTGCGTCAGCACGACTTGACAGTCTCGCAGGACGCCGTCTACAAACTTATAACTCTGTGATGACCGATACCCCTGCGCCGTTTTGTTACGGCGCGTTTGAATCGTATCGAAATCGCCAAGTTCTGTGGACGGATCGCCGCGTCCGACTCCCTCAACCGTATTTCCGCCGTAGTATTCGGCAGAATATGCCGCCATATCGGCAGGATTGATTTCGCCGCTTTGGACGGCAAACGGGTTGCCGGACTGCACTTCCTTGGTTGCCCCTCGAATGCCTGTGGCGTAAGCGCGTGTTGTTTGTACGCCATCCCTCTCAGTCGTATAGCTGATCCGACTGAGCTTTTCATTGGCTTTGATTGCCGGAAACGCAGACAGGTTGTCCATCGTGACCTGCGAGCCTTCAAAGTCTACATTTCGCAGACGCAAAAACCCTGTCGCGGCGTCCGCGCAGGCAAAGCATCGCACGGCTTGACAAATATATGCAAGCACTTCGCCACAGGTTTTCCCGTCCAACGCATTCGGGTTGTTTCCGAGCGCATCGTATATCGCTCTGGATGCCCCGAAATCAATCGTGTATCGATTTACAAACGTATCTCCGAGATGTGCCAACAGGCTTTGCATCCATTCCTGCAAATCGGTGGGATAGGGCGTTTTCACTTGATAGGGGATGTTCTTGAGCATGCCGATGATGTCCCACAGTTCCCAGCTTTGTGTCATCCCGTCGGCGCTCACCTTCCATCCCATATCGGTTTGGTAATAGGTTCCCACAGAGAAAAACTCTCTGTCGCCGGACGGAAGAACGGCTCCGATTTCTATTTTGACAGCTTGTTTCTGTTCAAGCGCGTAAAAATACCCGTTGGGGTCTTCGGGATCAAACAGGCTGTCGGGGTTGTAAAAGGACAGCGTGCAAGTGCCGTAGGGCGTGGACAGCGCAGACAGATCCGTCTGCTGTATGGCTGTCATCGAAATCATATCGTGTTCCGTCCAGATTTGCAGGATTCCGGGACACATTTCGGTGATGCGGGCGCGATAATCCGGCAGCGACCATGCGGTGATCGTGACACGGACGGCGTCCGGCGAAGCGATTTGCAAGCCTGTCAGCATAATAGAGGACGCAGTGTTGTTCTCGACAGAGTCGGTGTAGACGACTGTTTCGCCACGCAGGATTTCTACGGCGTAGCTTGTCGGCCACCCCTCCGTCCCATAGGCGAAAAAGACGCAGCAAGCCGTCATTTCGTCGATGCCTGAAAAATACAACGTCAGAACGACGGGGTCGTCGAATAGGCCGTCGGCGCCGGACAAGCTGTCGCTCATCGTTCCGGCGGCGTTCGGCGCCGAGGATGGACTGCCGTCATACAGGCGGAATGTTCCGTCCAGCGTCCAACGGTTGTGCTCAAGCGTGGCGAAGGGCTGCGGGTTTTCAATCGATTTGTCGGTCATTTGTGCGAGCACATTCTGCGAATACATCGATATGTTGCTTTTTCCCACATGCTGGTATTCGGTCGTAGGCGGAATGACTTGGATTGTAACACGCGGAACCATATGCCGCACGTCGGCAACGACTGCGGCCTTAAAAGCCTCGCTTGCCTCAAGCATGCGGCCTCACCTCCCGCAGCGTGAAGCCGAAATTGTGCCAGTACGGCTTGCCGGATTTAGAAAATGCGAATACCGGCTGTTGGATCGATTCGGTGAGAAATGTGCCTGTAAGCATCGTGTCGGCTTCGTCTGCAAGATAGGCGACGGAAAAGCTCGTTTGACCGCGCAGGACGCCGAGTATTTGCCGCATCAAGGCATTGCCCATATAATCATAAGCATATTCGATCATTTGTACGCTGCCGCGCACTTCGACTACACGCCGTCCGCTGATCATATCAATCGGCTGTGAAAGCGTAGAAGGATAACAGCGGTATTTGTCTTTGGACGTCTCCGGCAGAATGATGGTATTGTTTAAGATTAACTGTGTCATATGCGTATGGCCACCTCCGGGTTTGCGCGCATCACTTCCCGCAGGTCGGGGATGATGGCGCGTGAAAATTCCATTCCGTCAATGACAATAGGGATTTCCAGCTTTACGGGCGCCGTGGTATTTTGTATAGCGGCTTGCATACCGTTGACCATACCGGCGGCCGCGTTATAGGCGACGGCCTCTGTCGTCGGGGTTTGCATCGTGACCGCGTCATATACGGGACGCAAATTGTCAGACAATTGCGCGCCGACCGTTATATCTCCGCGGATGCCGCTGACGGCATCCGTTACCGCCTTTCCCATTTGCTCGGCGGCGCGGATAGAGAGCGCTTCTGTGTCTTGAATCCCTTCCGCAAGTCCGCGGTTCAGCATCTCGCCGACCCACGCCATTTCCTTGGACGGGGACGAGATGCCGAAGAAGTCGCAGATGCCGTCCCACACGGAGCCGAAAAACCCGGATATTTTATCCCATAGCCAATCGCCCATACTTTTGATGCCTTCCCATAGACCTTCGATGATGTTTTTGCCTATATCTCCGATCTTGAACAGGAATCCTTTGATGCCGTCTATAATGGTCGTAATGATCTTTGGCGCGTTTTGCAGCAGCTTTGGCAGCGCCTTTAGGATGCCCTGTATCAGACTGCCGATGATCTCCCCGGCGCTTGCAACGATTTCGGGCAACGCGCTGATCATTCCGTCTATGATCCCTGCGATCAAATCCGGCGCGGCGTCTATGAGTACGGGGAGAGCGTCAATAAGCCCTTTGGCCAGTCCTTTTAGCAGATCAAAGCCGGCGGCAACAATCTGATCTATGTTGTCGATAAGCCCCTGTGCAATCGTCAATACCGCCTGTACGACCATCGGAATGAGCGCCGGAAGGTTTTCGCTGACACTGTCGATGAGTCCGAGCAGAATTTGCAGGGAGGTGTCCATCAGCAGCGGCAGGTTTTCGATGAGCGTATTCGCGATCATCGTCAGCGCGCTCATAATGACGGGCAAGAGCTGCGGCAGGGATTCGTTCAACGTCGTCAAAACGGATGTAAAGACTTCGCTGACGGTTGCCAGCAGCGCCGGCGCCGCGCTCACCAGTCCCGAGGCAATTTGTTGTATGACGGCAGGGACGGCGGAAACGATATTCCGGATCACGGGCGTGATGTTGTTGACCATCGCCAGAAAGGCGGTGACGACGTTGCCCGCAAGGTTCGTCATATCGGCGCCCGCGTTCCCCAAGCCGGCGGTGAGCGATTTCACGGACGCTTTCAGCATCCCCATGGAGCCGGAGATTGTCTTTTCGCTTTCCCGGGCGAAATTGCCGGCGTACTGCTCGGTCTTTTCGAAGAACATCTGCATTGCGACCTGCACCTTGTCCGCTTGGCTCGCTTCGTTCCAGACGAAATCCAACCCTTTGCCGACCGCGTATGCCTCGATGGACGTCGCATTCATAGCAACGCCGAGGTTGTCCATCATCTCAAAGTTGCCCTTTGCCGCGCCTGCTACGGCTTCGAGCGCGGCGCTTGTTTCGATGCCCATCACGGACGCCATATCTGCGGCGCGCTGCATAGCCTGTTCGGTCAGCTCGAGAGACGTCTGCTGCTCGATGCCGGAGCCTTGAAACAGAGCGCCCATTTTGTTGGCCGTCGCAAGGTATTCGCTTTGGGAAACGCCGAGGTTTTTATAGGCTTCCTCGCCCGTTTTCTGAATTGCCGAAGCGTATTCGCCGAATACGGCCTCCGCGCCGCCGGTGTTCTGCTCCAGTTCAGAAAAGGAGGACACGACGTCCTTGACCAGCTTCCCGGTGGCGGCGGCCACGCTTGCGGCCGTAGCGGCGGCCAGTCCGGCGACGGTTTTCAACGCCGTACCGAGGCCGCCGAAGCGGCTTCCCGTTTCCTCGGCGGCGTCTCCGGCGTCTACCGTCGCCTTCTCCATATCGCCTGTTGCATCCGCAGCCCCGTTCATTTCCGCTTCTGTCGCTTCCAGTTCGTTGGTCATACGGTTGACGTCGGCAATCGCATCGTACAGCGATTTTTGCCATTTCAGCGTGTTGACATTGTTTTTGCCATAGGCTTCCGTGGAAGCGTCCAGTCCTTTTTTCAGTTCCTCGATGCCTTTTTTCTGCGCGTCGATTTGTTTGGTAAGCACACCCGATTTCGCAATCAGTCCCGCCTGCTCGTCCCCTTCGAGTTTGAACGAATTGGTGACGATTTTCATTTCGCTGTCGAGTACCTTGAGTTGCTGCCCTATTTTTTGTATTTCGTCCCGAAAGGCTTTTTCTCCGTCGATACCGATTTTCGGGCCAATGTTGATTGCCATTTGTCGTCACCTCACATCCGGGATGATTTCGTCATCGGTCAGCTTCCGTTTTTGACGGCAGCCCTCTCGCTTAATCTGCTCGACGGCAATGAGCGTCAGCAGATCTCCGAAGGGGATGTCGAGCGTTTCGTCCATCGTCAGTCCGACGCGCATCCCGTACCACAGAAACCACGCGGGTGTTATTTCGCCGCCCGCGTGGCCTCTGCGTTTTTTGGATATTCCGCCTCGACTTCCGCAGCCTTCCCCGCCAGTATGGTTTCCTGTATTTTCTCGACCAGCAGCGCGGCATCGCGCACGTCGAAGACGTCCAGCAGGACGTCTTCGCTCAGCGCTTCCGGCGCGTCTAAGCCGTTGAGCTTCGCGTACCGTGCGCCGGCCTTCATCATCTCGGCGATGATCCATACCGATTCATAAACGTTTTGCAGCTTGTCCTCCGAATCAATGGCGGAACCGATTTCCTCGATGCTTTTGTACCGCTCGGTACAGGAACGTATCACGCGGAGCGAAAAGCAAAGGAGATAGCGCTTGCCGTTGATTTCAATCGATGTCGTTTTCATTTTTCTGCTCCTTTGTCGTATGCGGTTTTATGCGCCCGCGCCGGAGGTGATGTTCAGCCGCGCTTTGATGTATGCCTCGGCCTGCGCTTCGGTCGTAAAGGTTGCCTCGCGCTTCCAGACGTGGTTTGCGCTGTCGTCGCGCATAATGGTCGCGCTCAGTTCGGGCACCTGCCATTCGATTGTCTCGCCCTGTGTGGTCGCCGCGTCGGAGGGGACGCCGAACATGACCTTTGTCAGCACGACTGCGCGCCACTTATACACGCCGCCGACCTTTTTCTTGATGATAAAGCCGGCGCCGAGGTAAGGCGTTTCCTGCGTGTCGTCATAGATCAGCTCGCTTGCGTCTTCGTCGGTGACGCCGGTGATCTCGGTGAGGGCTTCTTCCTTGATGCCGAGGATGGCTTTGCTGACCTCCTGCGACAAGTCGTCTGTCGACAGCGTCAGCGTGCCGCCGGCGAAGGAACGGTCGGTCTCCGCTATGGCGTTGTCCGCGTACAGGTTGTTGTCCTCCGTGGTCTCGACTTCTATGTTGGCTTCCGTCGCTTTGCCCATCACGCCGCCGTTGGCGTAGGACACCGTCGTGCCGGTGTTGGAATAGACCGCGTAATAGGGTTTGGAAAGTCCGATTGTTGCCATGCTTGCTTCTGTCCTTTCATTTCATAATTTTTGCACTTTCTTCATCGATGATTTTCGCCATCGTCTCTTCTGCCGCTTTTTTCGTTTTCCGCACCGCCGGCGCGACGAAGGGCCGCTTTTTGGCGATGCTTGAACCGCTTTCGATCGACCGTGCAAGGAGCACGTTCGGCTGCCCTTTCGGATATTTCTTTGTTTTCATACCGTTGTACCCGTCAAAGCCGAGCTTGACGTTCAGCATCCCGTCTTCGTTCCCCATTGGGCTGATGCCGAACCCGTCCTGCAAGCCCTTCTTGGCGGTCTCGGTCAGCGGCGCGCTCCAATGGTTGTTATATGCGATCACGCCCCATTCGTCCTTAACGGCGGGCAACGCGTCGATGTTTGCGCGCACGGCGTCGGCGACGATTGCGGCGCCTGCGCAGACGGCTTTTTCGGCGATGGTTTTGCCCTTCTTGCCCAAGGCGGAAAGGCGTTTTTCATATTCCTTCAGCCCGGGGAATTGGATGATTGCCAGTTATGCCACCTCCCACGACCATTCGTAATGCATAAAGCCGGTGTCCTCCTCGTACTGCACGGAGGACAGCGACCACGCAATGCCGTGGCTGCTGAGCGCTTCGCCGAATGCGTCGACCCAAGGGTCAAACTCCTGCTTTGTAAACAGGTCGGTCGTCCCCGTGACGGCGCGTTCGGCGTGGCTGTCGTCGGCGGCAAGGACGTTTTCGCCGTCCTCCTGCCAAACGAAATAGCGGTCGGAATGCATCCGCTCGATATGGCTGACTTGGTCGGTCACATCGAGATGTGCGGCAAGAATCTTTTCGTACCACATCATTCTGCGCCTCCTTCGAGCGCGACGTCTTCAAACCTCTGTTCGATTTTGGCCAGCGTGATGTCCACAGAGGGCGGATACACGCCTTCCACGGTCTGCACAAGCTCCACGCGGTAGCGCTTCCCGTCTTCAGTAATGGCCATATCTTGACTGCTGACCGTACCCGTCCGCGGCGTGCGGACGACGCGCTCGACGTCAATCAGGTTCTGCTTACTCTGGTAGTATCGCTGGAGACCGAGACGCTGTTCTTCGTAGCGCAGCGTTGTTTTCAGCGTCGCCTGCGGCTGCGGCATATATCCCGGCCGGGCGGCGTCGGTTAGGGTGTAGATGCGCACGACTCCGTCGTTATAAGCCTGCGTGATTTCATTCGACGGACGGTATGGCGTTTTGCGCATAGTCCTTCACCGCCTTTTCGTTCTGCATCCCGAGCAGCAAAGACAGGTAGTTGCTCTCAAACACATCCAGCGCGCTGTCGCGGGCGTATCGCACATATTCCATCAACAGCGTCCGCGGCATCCCGTCTTTGGTGTAATCCGCAACGGCTCCGTATTTGGCGTCAAGATACGCCATCCCGGAGGCAATGAGGCCGCCGATCTTCTGATCGGTGGCCTCGTCGTCCCATGTGATGTTCAGATAGTTCTCTACGTCAGCCAGCAGGCCGACGGGCAAATTGCTGCGGTCTGCCATTATGACTTGGTTACGGTTACGACGTAGGATTTCGTCGCACTTCCGTTTGCGGCGGTCACTTTGACCGTCAGCGTATTGGCGCCGGCGCCCCACGTCACGGCTCTGCCGTTGACTACGCGAGTCGTCTCTTCCTCTGCGTCCTCGTTGGTGATCTCAACCGTCGCGTTTGCGTCGGCGGGGATTGCGGTCACGGTATTGGTTGCGTTTGTGGTGGCTGCGGTGTAGCCGGTCGTTGTCGCGGCGGAAAAGGCGGGCGAAAGGGTAAGGCCGCCGATTCGCAGGTCGGCCAGATCGGCCACGGCGGACGCGGCCGGCGCCGTCACCTGCTGTACCTTCCAGACGGCAGGCTGCACGTTCGAGATGTCAAGCACGAAAAACGCGTTGTTGTCCATCGGGAAGCCGTTGGCGTAGCCCTTGATAAGATAGACCCGTTCGTCTTCAATGAAGTGATAGTGGTCGGAATAATCGATTCGACCGTCTCTCGCGGCACCGACGGCCGCGAAATACTTATAGCCGAGACCGATGATCGCTTTCCCCTGATCCACGGCCGGAGATTGGATAACGGTCATCGGATAGGGAAGTACATCGTTGCGGTAGCTGCCGTCCGGCCCCATCAGCGTTGTAGCGGGCATAATCCGCTGGAAGTAATCCACAGGATTAACTACGAGAATTACGTCGCGAACAGTGCGCGCCTTGCCGTTGGGGTCAGTCGCCAGAAGTGCCAGCAGGTTTCCGATTGTCGCGGGAGACAGGTCGCTCACGGCAATGGCCGACTTTTCCGGATATACGCCGCCGGTGACGGTCACGTTATCGCCGACCTGCCGGTTCATACCGATCGGTTTGCCGTTGCCGTCGCCCGATACGAAGCCGGCTTCCAGTCCGTTGGCGTAGGCTTCGTACAACACTTGGCGCACAAAGCTGTCCAGCCACTCGGGGCCGAGTTCCAGCATTGCCTTGCAGACCGGCATAAACGCGGACAGCTTGAGCAGCGACGTGTCGACTTCCTTAAAACCCGACGTCAATTCTTCCACGATCTCTGCGCAGAGTTGTCCCCACGCGGCCTTTTGATACCCGTTGGTATTCATCATCATACGAATCGCGCCGCGCGTATTGACGAATTGAATATGCGACAGCAGCGGGTGTGCGGTCTGGAGCTCGTCAAAGACTGCGTCGAGTACGGTTTCCGGCATCACGACGTCAAGGCCGTTGAGCGCCTGCTTGGGGTCTTTGGCTTTCATTGCTTCGGCTAACTTTTGGTAATAGGTGCGCTCCTCGCTCGTGAGCTGCCGCACGCCGCGGGAAGCCAGTGCGCGCCGATCCATCTCGCTTTCGAGGTTATTGACGCGGTTGTTGTATTCGTTTTCAATGTCGTCTTTGATGCAGAGCAGCATTTGCTCAAAGGATGCGTAGAACGCTTCGTTGTCGTTCTCCCGAATGGCTTTCTGCATCGCTTCCCGCACGTCGCTGCGGATTTGGATGTCGTTGGATTTCATTTGTTATCCCCTCTCAAATAATTTCAGTATGTTGTTTTTTTTCGCTCTCTCCGGCTTTTTGCCAATCGTTCGCTCAGGGTGCGGGCAATTCGTGGAAAATATGCGTTGGAAGATTTGTTTTTTTGCGTCCTGTGTATACAGGGTGGAGGCATCGGCGGTGACAGCGGTAGCAATGTTATATTCCAACGCCTGCTCCGGCGTCAGCCACGTTTCACTCCTCATCAGTTCACGAATGTCTTCCTCCCGCATTCCGGCTCGTTCGACAAACGCGCGGATGCCGATGCTCGTCATCGTATCGGCATCCTGTGCTGCCGCGCGCAGATCGTCTGCATACCCACAGGCGGATACAAGCACCTCGTGCAGATAATACGCGGACAGGTTGGATGCGTATCGATTGTCACCGGCCAAAAACGGAAATAATGCGGCCGAAGCGACGAATCCGTCGCCGTAAGTATTGATTTTCGCAGGATGCTGCAATAATGCGTTATAGATCGCCCATCCTTCGGACACCGCGCCGCCGTAGCTGTCGATGTGCACATGGATTGTGTCGGCATCGATCGTCTCGATTTGCCGCACAATACTACTTGCGCAAACGCCGCCGTCGATATCTTCGTCAGCTGTAATATCTCCGTAAATATAGACAGTCGCCGTGCTTCCGTCTTGCCGGAGCGTGTAATAGCTTTGCACTTTTGGTTCACCTCCTTGCTCCATTATTCTCTGGCCGTTCTACTTTCTGTTTCCTTCCTCGTGTACGGTTTTTGTGCTCTCCGTCATTGTGGAAATGTTCAGTGTCATAAAGTGTTCATCTGCCCACGGCTCAGGGATGGCGGACTGTCCGGCGGCACGGCGCACGTCATTGATGGTAAACGCACCGGAACCGATCAGCTTCTCCACGTTGGCGGCATTTTCAAATATATCGAAATGAATAATGCTCGACGAATCTACGCGGAGATAGTTCCCGTGCTTCCATTCCTCATAGCCGTAGCGCTTGCGGTTGATTTCCTCCTGCAGCTGGTCGCACAGCGGGTCAATGCAATAGGTTAAAAATCTGTTATTGGCGTCTGCTGTTCCCTCTACCGTGCCTTGAACCAACACGGCAGGGATGAGAAAACTGCGCGCTGTAAATTCAAATATGTCTTCTGTCAGATTTTTGATATCTCGTGTATCCTTGGATCCGGAAGACGCTTCGCGTTTATATTCGTATCCGTCGAATTCAGGCAGGATAGCGCCGTCGCTTTGCAAAAAGGGCTTGACCTGTTTTTCGATCATTTTCTGAAAACTTTCCATCCATCCGGGATCGTTCTGCAAAATCTGGCTGACATGCACCTTCCAGTGTTGCCCGTTTTCCCAGGTGTAGCTCTTCTCTGCCGCACGTATAAGCCGATAATAGGATTCGTACAGCCCGTTGAGTACCGGTCGAATATCTGTATGATTGAGTTTGAGATGCAGCGCGTCGTTTTCCCATATAGGATATTGATACCGATAATCGCCGACGACCACATTCTTATATTCGTTCTGCCTGCTCGGCCACGCTTCCGGGATGTCCCAGCTGTCGGCAACAACGAGTGCGTCCGTGTGCTTCTGCGGTAGCGTTTCCACGATCAGCGCTTCGTTGTGCATATAAAGTTTGGCTATGAGCTTGTGCAGGAACATCGTGGAGTTTTCGTTCACATTGGGAGAGTAGTTCCACATATAATACTCACCTTCGCGCACTTCCTCGTGGTTCCTGTATGTGCGAAACTCACAACGGCCGAGTGCGTTCGCGATCATATTCACGCAGACCCAGAAAGACAGCTCGCGAATTTGGTATTCCTGCGCAGCCTCAATCAGTTCCTTACAGACGATCTCCCGATTCTCGCCTTTCCCGTCCTGACCGCGCAGCCATTTGAAAAAATGGAATGCCGTTGTCCTCACCTCCTTACAATCGAATGGCGCCGATAGCCGGTAGAAACGTCGTTTGTCCGCCGCCAAGAACAGTTTCCGCTGTCATAGCGGCAACGAGCGCCATAAACATATCGGTTTTTCTGCTTTTTCCCTCGATTTTCGCGTAAATATAGTTGCCCGTATCCACGCCCAGCTTTTTAGAGCTTCGGACGCGCTTAGTATTGTTGACCGCCCAGCGCAGGCAGGGATTGTCGCCCCAGCAGAAATAGCCGCGGTCAAAGCACTCTTGGATCACGGGGTCGACCGCCATAATGTCGGACGGCCGCACGAGCTTGACGCGCGTTTTGTCTGCGGCGTCAAACCCTGCCCGGCGCATCGATTCTGCCACCAGCGTCCAACGGTAATGATCCATTGCCAGCAATTTGACGTTGTAGGTCTGCGCTGCGCGTCGGATATAGTCCGCAAGCAGATCCGGGTGGATGCTTACATCGTCCACTACCGTCAGATATCCCTGCTTTTCCCATTCCCGCCACGGCGGCTTGACGCGTGACAGCGTTTTCGATTGCAGGCACAGCCAAGCGTGATTGATGTCATAGCGCTCGTCGCCGCGCCGGAAATGCAGGTCGACTGCCGCCCAGTCGGACAGCTCGGCGTAATCCACGCCGACGACGCAGCTCATTCCGTCCAGCTTCGGCAGAGGCCTGTTCGTCGCGAGCACCTTTTCGTAGTCCGTGACAGATATGTCCTTGTACCCGATGCGAAGACCCATCCGCTTAGGCAGAAAATCGCCGTTCTGCTCGGGGTGGTTTACCCAGTCCTGATATTCGTCTTTGATTTCCTGCAGCAGATGCGGCAGATAATACAGGGATGGATTTGCCATATACCAGCACGCGGGATCATGTACCTGCTCGATGTTGTCCAGACAGCAGATAAACGGCAGAAAACCGTTGTCCGGCTCGCCCTCAAATAAGATGCGCCGCCCTCTCGCAAGGTAGTCGTCCAGCGGTCCGTCGCTGACGTCGCCGTTGGATGTAAAAATGCCGACACGCGGCTGTGCGACTTTACCTTGCCCGGTAATAAAGACCTTGATGTTGTCGTAGTTTTCAAATTGATGCACCTCGTTGAAGATAACTTTCCCCGAGCGCATCCCGTCGCGGCCTTTGGGATTGTTTGTCCTGCCTTTGACGACGCCCTTGTTTTTGCGCCCTTGGATCAGCTCCTTGGTATGGTAATAGTGCCGGCTTAGTTTTGCTTGGTGCTTCGGGCTTTCGAGTACCTCCGCAAAATCCTTCACCGGCGTTACGGCCTGTTCTTCGTTGTTGGCACAGATGTCTACGTTGTAGTGCGACACGGGATTGTACGGGCTGACCGAGCAGGCGGCGTCGAACGCTATGTAGCCGTCTTTGCCCGCGCCGCGTCCGACCATACAGAGCAGTGTTTTCCAACGCGGCGTTTTGTCCGCCTTATATGTGCAGTTCCAGAGCGCAAAAACGAATTCTTCCCACGGAAAGAGCTTCTCAAACGGAAAATACCGCACGATATGCAAATAATTTGCAAGCTGTACGGCATCGACATATATGTCTTCGGTTGCAAAGCAATTGCGGATATGCCGGACAAGCGCGTGCTGTTCGCGGCATTGCCTCGGCTCGTCCCGCTCGACAAGCGCAAGGTAGCGCAGGATTTCATCGGGGAGTTTAGAGTTCATCATCCTCGTTGTCCGCTCTCTTGGCGTTCAAACCGTCGTCCTTGAAGCCGAGCGCGGAATAGATGGCAAGCATCTGCCGGGACACCTGTACCTCCAGCGATACGCTGCGGTTTTCCACCAGCATCCCGCGTTTTTCGTCCATAACGCAGACGCCTCGCGCTTCGATGTCGGCTTCCAGTTCCCTCCGCCGCTGCCAGAGGTCCATGTACTCTTCCACCTTGTCCGTATACATCGTTTCAATCAGTCCGCGGGCGACGAGGTTGTCCGTCAGCGCTTTTTTCAGCTTTCGATACGCAGCGGACGTTGATTTTTTTGCCATTTCACCAGCTCCTTTCGATCTTGGCGAACGATTGCGCGCGCACATGCGAAG